ACACGCCACCAGCCGTGATAACGTACGCCCCATCACTGCTCTCCACGGCAGGTTCGTCGGGGCCGGAGCGGTACAGCACCACGTCATCGGGCTGCTCGCCCTCGTCCGCCACCACACCCGTTCCTGGGCGGTAACAAACCACGGTAGCGTCACGTGACACTGCTGTCAAGAGTTGATCCGTGGCCGACTCAGCGGGTTCGCGTTCGGGGGGTGTCTGCCCGTTCCTGTCCAGCCGGTTACCATCCGGGGGTGGTACTTCCTCCGGACCCCCGTCATCCGGCGGTGGCGGCTCTTCCTCGGGCGGGGGCTGGTCGGGGGAGGACTTGGTCGGGGTTGGGTTGATCCCCGTCTCGGTAAAGCCGAGGTGGCCCAATTCGATCCTGACCGTCTGCGCGTCGAGCTTGCTCACCTCGTACTCGTTCGGGTCGGGCGGTTCCTTTCTGTCCCCGATGAGATACTTGAGGCGTGCCTGAGCGTACTCCTTCAGCGCGGGGAGCCGGATGCTGTTCACGTACTCCCGTGCTTTTTCCTTGGGATCGGGTTCCGGTTCGGGCTCTGCCTTGGGGGCTGGTTTGGGAGGGGGTTGCTTACCGTTCTCCAGTGGCCCCTGCTCACCCCCTTCCCCGTCGTCGGCCTCCCTCAGCTTACCTGTCCCTGAAACGGTGGCGTATTGCGTCCGGCGTCGACTCGACTTGGCCTTCACACGGTCAATCGGAAACAGGCGACTGTCCACCGCCTTGTAACGCTGCCGCGTACCAGGGGAGTTATTCCCAACCCCGCCGAGAAAGCTGGACGTGAAGCCCGAGACCGCCCCTGATGTCGTCAACTCATCGACCCCGCCTTTGTCCGCCCCCTGATTGACCCGCACGGCACTATGGCCGCTGGCCAGGTCCACGACCTCCGCCGTCACGCCTTGAATGGCGTTGCACGTACCGCACAGTTCATCAAGGTCTTCCCGTCGCTCCTTCTTCCGACGCATAGGGATCGCATACCCCCCGCCCTTCGTCCTACCACGGCGCACACGGGACTGTGCCTCGGTCGCCGACAGGTGCGGCCAAACCGATTTGACGGCCTTGACGAGCTTGGGTTCGAGTCGGCGTGTTCCCGCGGACTCCGCCACTTCCCCCGGTTCGTCCGTCCCTTGCTGCTGGGACTGTACCCTGAGTACCGAAACGTCGCTGTACCACCGACCATCGGGGCTTCGCTGCCCGTGAGAAATGACCGGCTCGACGCGGCGAACCCCGCTGGCCCGCGCCACCCGCTGCATGTCGTTCTTCTTGAGCTTTCCCTCGAACATCAGGAAAATGGACCCCCCGTCCACCTCCGTCTGAACGAGGCGACCGAACAGGTCTGCGGCATACTGCGCCAGCCACGCCTCGACCCGCAGCGCTGCCGCCGATGCCGAATCTTCATCTTTGACCCGACTGAAAAACGCCTTGGCAAACTCTGACGCCGTCTGTTGGCTGATCTCATTCGTCACTTCCGACGCGGCTTCGAGCACCAGCGGGACGTAGGTATCGCCCGCCGCGACGGCCTCGGCCACCTTGTCCGCCACCTCGGTAGCATCATAAATTACGAATGCCTCTCGTCGGGCATCGTCCCATCGGTACAACATGGCTGTCTCCGGTCGAACTCGTATCGGTATTTTACCGCGCATCGTCCTCTGATGCATTTACAGACGCGGGCAGACGTGCCGCTGTCACCGCCACCAGCGCGGTGTACGGATTGCGGTACCCCCGCCCAGCCGCCATACGTCCTATGCTGCGCACCACCGGACACTTCCACACCAACCACGCGACGGATCGACGCCACAAGGACCACGTGTACGGGAGGGGCACCACGGCCTCGACCGGCACCACCTCCCGTATCACGTCGACCTGTTCATCGAGGGGGTTCATTCGACAATCGGAACGAACTTCTCGCTCGTGCTGGGCGTGACTTCCTCTTGAAGACGATCGACGTAGCGCTCGGACCCGAACGGGGACACGCCCGCCTTGCCCTCCAGAATGTCCCGACCTTGGCTGACGATGGCCTTGGCTTCCCGCTGGTCTGCGGAATCAGAAAACTCGGTTTCGCCGAGCAGTGCAACCACCCGCGAGACAACATCACGCGCGTTGTCCCGCTCCATCTCGGCGTTGTGCCGGGCTTCCGCCTGCCGCAGCGCCTCATCCTTCCACTTGACCGACCGGCGCGTGGTGACGTTGAGATGGGGCTTGTACTTGCCCCCCTCGAACTCCCCACCTCGTTTGTAGTGGTCCCGGGCGATGACCTCGATACGGCTTGCCGTATCCCCCGCGACCTTGCTGATCGCTTGAGAGCAAGCCATGGTTTCCAACGCCTCCTGAGGAAACACCCCTTGGGGCTTGTCATCACCCAACAAGGCGTCAAGGGCCTTCACCCCCTCGCCCACCAGACTCAGGAGTTCCGTAATCTCCCCGGCCACGCGACTGGTTTGCGTTGCTGCGGTTGCGAGGTTCTGCACTGACATGGACGTCCTTTCCGTTGGGATGCTCTTGCCACAACTCCTTTAGCCGTGACCTACGCCCGTACTATAACGCCACGTGGCATCAATGTCAAGTGCCGCCCCCCCGTCTTTTTTGCTCACGGGGATCGGTCGCTTCGGTCGACTCGTCGGCCGTGCCCTCGACGGTCTTAGGCCGGATCACGTCGGCCCCGCTTTCGGCGTCCCTGCCGCCGACAACGGTGCTGTCCTCAACGAGCGTACCGGGCTTGCTGTGATTCTGCTTCTGTGCCTGCTTGTTGTTATCCTCGCACACTGGTCACGTCCTCCATTTTGCGGAAAAGTCGCTGTCGTAGGCGGTCCATCGTAGCCCACACGCGGGGCGGCGATTTCCATTTCCCCGTGTGGGAGATGTGATTGTTATCGGCATGATTCCTGCCTTTCTCGCGCATCCCTTCGTCGGGAGAGGCACTGTCCCGCACTTGAGCGGAGAACTGAAGGGCTGGGAAAAACCGGGGGGCTGCGATGGTTTCGCCGCTCCGGGGCCGTGCGGGCCACGGCACGAACATGCCGAATCCAGGAAAGTTTACCGCCTCCCCCCGTGACACCTTATCCGCCACCTCTTCGAGAAAGTAGGTCACGGTCAGCATCGCTTGCTCGGGTTGTATCCCCCGGCGATTCGCGACCTCACACATGACATCTTCGAGCGCCTTTACCTGTTCCTTGGACGGATACCCACACGGTGGTGTGGAGAATATTCGAGACTTCATGCCGTGGTCTCCAGTTCTTTCAGCCCCTCCAGCAGTTGCTGGGTCTCGGTGTCACTTCCAAGAATCGACTGCGAATTGTACACCCCCTGAGGCGGACGAACCGATTGGTCGATCTGGCTCTCCGTCATGTCCTCCTCTACCGACGCCCTGATCCGCCCAACGATCGCCTGCAACTTGGGCGAGGACTTCAATGCCTCAAGCGCCGCCTTCTTCTCCTTCCGCGACAATTCGTAACCGCCGGTGAACTCGGCACCGAAGGTCCGTTCGATCATCTCGGGGTCGGACCGCCACTTCTGCCGCTCGTCCTCCGGCATGTTCTCCGCAGCGGCATACGCCTCAAACGCAGCGTTGGCATCCTTCTCCCCTGTTCCCGATGTAAGCTTAATCACGAGGTCTTCGGGAAGCTGAGCGTGAGTAGTCAGGAGGTACGCGGCCCACGTCTGCGGGTCAAGTTCGAGGTCGCGCCCCAACCGCGCCTGCTGCTCCACCATGCTGGCCCGCAACTCTACGTGCTGTTGACGTTCGTACTCGTCCAGATAAGAGATGGGGGCCATCTGCACCAAGTAGTCCTCTTGGCGACTGATAGGGTTGTACACGCTGTCCTTCCGATCGGCGTCAATCAAGGCGAAATGGATGTCAACGAGTGTTCGGAACCCCGTCAGGATCGCCCGGCGGATGCGCTTGCAGGTCCGGGCGAATCGAACATCCATCTGCACCAGACTGGCCTTGCTATTCAGGTCGCGCTCAAAACTCATGTACGCCGGAGGGATTCGCATGGACCCGAAGAACTTGTTTCGGTAGTGTTCAAGATCATAAATTCGGTCCATCTGCCCACCGCCCGACATCTTCGTAACTTGGGTGTTCTGCTGCCCTCGGATCGGGATAACGAGGTCTTCGAACGGGGTCAACGGGTTGAACCGCTTAACGTAGTCACCGCTGGCAGGGTCGACGAAGTCGGTCTTCTTCATCGCCTTACGCCACCGGTTCGCGTAAGCCATCGCCTCGGCGTCCTCAAGCTGACCGGTGTCCAGCATAATCATGTTGCGCTCGGGCATACGGCGCAGCCGGTACATGAGCAGCGCGTCTTCTGCGAGGGCCAGTTGCCTCCACGCACGATACGCGGCTTGCAATATGCTCGCCCCGTACACATCCTCTTCGGTATTCTCAGGCCCCAGCAACCGGAAGTGCACGTAATCCCACGGCCAACTCCGCGGGGTCTTATTGTTCCGGAACTTTCGACCGTCTTCAAGGTACGCCACCACCCTGCCGTACGCGTCCTCCTTCCGTTGCACCTTATCCGGCTTTGACCGTTGCCAGCCCAGCACGCCCGCGCCGGTCTGGTACATGAGTCTCCGGAAGTCGTCACCAAACTGGCACGTCTTGTAGACCACCGAAGCCAAGTGGTCCTCCGCCTTGACATTTCGGAGCGCCTGCTGACCCACACCCTGCAACTGCCGGTCCGACGACTCTATCCAGATCGACTGCCCACGGTCGTAATCAATCTGTGTGGTTTCCTCCGCAAACAACGACAAGGCGCTCGACACCAAATCGAAGTGCGCCATTTGCCGGTAGATTTCATACCGCCGTGGGCGGCTCTGCGTGCCGAGGATCAACGGGGCGTCCGAGAAACCATTGGAATCGGGGTCGTCCCCGGGAACCCCCCCGGTGGGCGGCGTGTTGGCGGACACGGGGCGGACCAGCCGATCGAACAGTCTCATCAGCCCCATGTAGTTGCGCGTCTGATCCGGCATAATTATTTCGCCTGTTCCAGAACGTCCATGTCAAACTCTCGGCCACCAACCGTCACCACCCGCCGCTTCGGGCTTTGCGGCCGCTTCCCCGCTGCGCGCTGTTCCCGCTCCGCCGCCGCTTCGTCGACCACGGGGGCCACGCTCCCCTGGTCCATAAGACAATTATACACGACGCCCGCTACAGCGTCAGCCACGTCCTTACGGCCCTTATCCCCGTCCGTCGCCACGTCGGGGTGGTCCACCTTGTTCTTTTCGCGGTCGAACTCCAAGTCCAGCACCTCGTTGATGTACGGCTGGTATCGGTAGTACGCAATCCTCCGGTCGGCCGTGATCCCCCTCAGCGACAGGTACGGGTCGGGCTTACGATCCATACTCAGCACCTCGGCCTCGTACCCCTGCTTGTGAAACAACTGGAGCAGGTAGACACTCTGCCAGCCGTCGCACGTGACCTTCTTGACCGGGTAGATTCGCCCGAGGTCCATTACGAATTGCCGGATGGCGTCAATGTCAATTTGCCCCGTCTCCGGGGGCCAAATCCGGACCATCATGTCGATCACCACGAAAGGCAACAACCCGCGACCTCGGCCCGATCCCTCCCGCATCCGCTTCACGCTCGACACGTGACCGACCGCCAGCCCGGCACAGTCCCCTGTCAACGCCAAGTCCGCGTGAACGAATCTCGGCGAGTTTGGGTTCAGCTTGGGCCGCAGTTTCGAGTCTCGGATAACGCACAACGCATTCGTGTCGAGGAACCGCAACACGTCGTTGTCGTCATTGAGGTGGCTGATCGTCACCGCGTCAGTGTGGAAGGGGTTGGACATACTGTCCCTCACCCCGTCCAACACCGACTGCCGATCGTAAATCAACGGGGTGAGCGACATGGTACTCTCCCCCGCCACGTTCCGAATCGCTTGATCCACGTCAAGCGTGAACCGTTCGCGGTATTCTACCGGAACGTCGATGACTTGATCCGTCTGCTCCGGCTCCTCTCCCTCCTCGAAAATCTTGCTGGACTTGTAACGGTCCCCCACCCGAACCTTGAATGTCTTACCCGTAAGCTCCAGCTTGTCCCGCCACACGTCCCAGTGCGCGAACTCGGTAACCCTCGCCGTCCTTGGGTTCGCCTTGTCCTTCCGCTGCTCCAAGAAGCTGTTGGGCACCGTCTTCGACGATATCAAGTACACGATGCCTGGCACACGCCCGCCGGGTTCCATAAAGCGGGACTGGATACGGTCCACGGTCTGCTCGTACAACTCCCACGCCTGCCCCTTTTGTTGCCCCCGCTCCGACGCCTTCTGCTCCATGAAGTTCGCCTCGTCGATGAGACACGAATACAAGTCCTTTCCGATCGCGTGCAAGGCCCGGCTTCCCGCCATCACCTTGACAGGGCTGCGCTTGAACTCGATCTCGCTTTCCTTCATCGGCTTTCGAGGGAACCGGTACCGGAAGTACGGGCTTTGGTCGAGCATCCCCCTCAGCTTGTAGAAACCGGTGTCCGCCACTTGGGACAGCGTCACGGAATACACACCGAACACGAACAGCGAATCCTTCACGTTCAGCCCGTAATAAACATGCGGGTTCTTCAGCAAGCTGAACATGTAAAGCTGGTACGCTAACCCGACGCACGCGGTCGTCGTCTTACCGGTGCCAATGGCCCCGCCCAACAGCCACTCGCACACCTCGCTCCCCGGCCCGAACACCTCCGCCAACTCTTGTTTCCACACGTCCTCCAGCCCGCCCGCGGTCCGTCCGAGGTAGCTCTTGTCATCAATGAACGTCTCGATAGAGACCGGCTCTTCGTGATAATCTCGTTCCCAGCAAGCCCGCCAGAGTGCCGTGCCAAACCCGCCCGACCACTGCTGCTCCTCCTCCCACTCGGCGAGCACCGCGTAGACGAACTCCCGCTCCTTGACGGACAGCATGTCCACGAGATCGCGGACCCCCTCGCCGTGACCCGCGTTTTGCAGGATGCTATCGGCGATGCCGGAAAGCTCGGCGTCTGTCGCCTTGACCTTCGCCTGCGGCCTACTTTTTGCTGTCTTTTTTGGCATGGCGGAGGTTGTGCTGGACGGTGCTGAGTATCCGTCGAGCGCGATCCCGTTGCCTCGGCTCGTCGGGAATCTTGCTGGTGTCCACCTCCCGCTCCCCTGACGGGGCGCTCGTGTCGACCACTTCCACGAGGTCCACATCGTCGGGGGACTCCGCGTCGATCACCCCCGCTGCCGAGCGACCCGTCTGCGGCGCAACCCTATTGAGTACCTCGATCGCCGCGCGGACCTGTTCGGCCGTTGGTGATTCAGTGATCTTTACGGGATTTCCGAACTTGTCGCTGGCGATACCGCCCTCGGGGGTCGTCATGTACTCCGGCCCTTCCAACGCCCGCTCCAGCACGTCGATCGCCTTCGGGGCCAGCGGCGTCAGCTTCCGATCCGACAGGAACGCACGGTAGGCGTTGTACAAGTGCCGGTTGCCATACTCCCTCGAAATCTGCTGGAACACCCCCCGAACCGAGGGCCGTGCAATGAAGTCCCGGATGTCGTTCTCAGTCCACCCCGCTTCGTACAGCCACGACAATCCGCTGGTCACAATACGCTGGATGACGGCACGGTCTTCCGCCGTCAGCGGTTTGACCTGCTGAACTTGCGTATCCCGCGTCCCCGCCTTTTTCGGCTGCTTACTGGCGGGCCGCTTACTACTCGCCTTGCTCGCCTTCTTAGCAGGGGGCATATCAGGTCTTCAGCTTCTTAGGTACCCGAACGTTGTGATTCTCTTCGAGCCGCTGGATAACGATCTGCCGCATGAGCGGAACCGGCTCGACACCCCTCAGCCACCTCTGGAACGTACGGGTTCCGATGCCCAACGCATCGGCACACTGCGCCTGAGACATGTCGGACTTCTGCCAGAATCGGTGTACCAACTTACCGAAGTCGTTGGTCGGGAGGTCGGCGTCCGCCGTCCCTCGGTAACGTCGGCCACGGGTGCCGGGTTTCTTAGTTGCTGCCGTCATAAGACTTCTCCAATAACGTCGCCTGACCTGCTTCATAATAGGCCGTGATTACCCTATCCGCAACTTGTTTTAGACGCGGATCGTGCGTAACCAACAACACGGGGGCCTCAGCGGCGATTTCTCTCAGTAACTCCCCAACGGCCTCCACCCCCACAGGGTCCAACCCGTCGAACAACTCGTCGGCAAACAACTGATCGAACGGGGCAGACGACCGCGAGGCAATCACCTGCCTGAACGCCAACAGAAGCGACAGGTCGAGCCGCCTCTTCTGTCCTTTACTCGCCCCCTCATACGTCTGCGTCCTGCCGGGAAGGTCGATAAACACGTCGAGCTTCTCTCGCTGTGCCCCCGATTTAAGCGACGTGGTGGCGGACAAGCGGACCACGGTTCCCTCACCGAGAAGCCGGGCCGCGTAGACCGACGCCGCGTTGTTGATCTCCGGCAACGTCGCCTCGATCAAATACGAGCGGATGCCCCGGCCACTGAACCCCTCGATCCAGAACTCAACACACGCCAACTCATGCTGGGCCTCGATCAGTTCGGTACGCTTTTCCTCCGCCGCTTGATCCAATGCCTCGATCTGACTCTCGATCTGTTCGAGTCCCTGCACCTGCTTCGGTTGGTACTTTCTCGCCCGCCGGGACTCTCTCAGGAGGTCGTCGACCTCCCGATCGAACGCCTCGATCTGTTTCTCCACGACATCCACTTCGGCCTGCGCCCTGATAACCAAGGCGTCATCAGGGACCGGGGGTGCCGCGGCCTCGTGACTCTCTAGTTGCCGCTGGGCATAAGTAAGTTGCAGGTTCGCCGCATCGACCGTACTTTCGCACCTTGCTACCTCCGCTTCGACCTCCTTCTTGGTCCTCTTCTTCGCGGCCGCGCTCAACTCCCTGCCACACGTAGGACACTCGCCGGACACACTGTCCAGCTTCGTCAGTCGAGACTTCACCGCCCGGGCCTCACCGTCGGCGGTGTGGTACACGGTTCTCGCTTCCTTCACCTGGTGTTCAAGGGCACGCGTCCCCTCGGCGTGCTCGCCCGCCTGTTTATCGTACGCCTCCATCCTACGTGCGTGCGCACGTTCGGCGGCCCGCAAACATCCCTTCGCCTCGCCCAGCGCGCACTCCATGTCAGCCCTGAACTTTCGCCTCAGCACGGCTCGGGCTTTGAGCGTCTGGTACTCGGGCACACCATCCTCATCATCATCTTCCTGCTCGGCTTTGAGATGATCCAGCGTCTCCCTCTTGGCCGACGCGCGGGCCTCGATCTTGTCGATCTCCCCCTGTATCCGTTCTACCTCCCGTCCCTTGATTCGGGCGTGCTCTCGCGCCCTTTGCTCGGCGCGGACATACCGCTCCAGCCCCAGCAGCACGTCAAACAGTCGCTTGCGCTCGCTCTCCGGTGCGTTAAGGAAACCCTTGGCATCCTCGCGAGCACCAAAGGCCACCGAGTTGGCGAAGGCCCGAAAGTCGCACGACAACATCGCCTCGATTTTGCTGTCTACCATGTCGGACGTGCCGGGGGTAGCGTCCTCACCGTCTACGTACAGATGGACCTGATTCTTGTGCTTGGAATCCTTCCGGTGCCGCACGACGGTAATCGTTCGGTCCCCCTCGACGGTGACCGCCACTCGACACCCCCCTTTCGCCCCCCGCCGCACGACCTCGTCTTTCGAGAAACCGGAACGCAGAGCCCGCCCATACAGGGCGAAGGACACCGCGTCTACCAGCGCAGACTTGCCAGCGCCGTTGTTGCTGCACCCTTGCACACCTCGGACCACGCCGTCCACCAGCGTAATGCCCGGACGGTCCAGGTCCACCTCGGCTTCGTCGTAGGGGCCGAAATTCCGTATCTCGACCTTACTGATCCTCACCACTGACCTCCTGTAACAGCCGTATCCCGGCCTCCACCAGTTCCTCGGGGTTCTCCCCGCCCACGTGATCCGCGTACTTCCGCAACACGTCGGCGTCTGCCGTTGCCGCACTGATATCAAGCCGGAACTGCGCTTCGTGCGTCTCCTTAGGAACCACGCGTTCCACTTTGGCCCCGGTTTCCCGGTACACGTCATCATCTACGTCGGACGCGGCGATCCGCACGTAGTCCGCCCCCTTGACCCTCGGCTTTTTCTTGCTCTCTCTGATTACGTGAAACCGAGGGCTGACGTTGTTGGAAACGCGCGCGGTCTTTCCGGAAGACGCGTCGAACACGACCACGCCCCGCTCCCCGCCCGCATCCCCGTAGTGGTGTTGCATCGGGGCACCGACGTATTGCACGTTCCCGATTTCCATTGGGTCGTGGATGTCCCCAAGAAACACCCGGTCAAACCGTTCGAGGCCCAACGCGTCGGGGTCCATCCCTTGCCCGCCGGGAACAGTGCCTTTCACGGCGAAGTGGCTCAGGAGCGTGTCCGCCCCCTGCTCGACAACAGCGTCAATGGCCAACGCCAGCGCGTCCTCGTCGTCCATCCACGGAACCATTCCCACCGTGTGCGACGCCCACTGCTCAACAACCGGCGCGTCCACCACCTGCACGTGACCCGACAGTGCCGCCGCGCTCTGGACCGTGGGGATGCGCAGATAACTGTCATGGTTACCCACCAGTGCCGCCACCCACTCAAACCTCTCGGCTGCGGAGGCGAAACACTGTCCCGCCACGTACAGCGACGGAAGGTCCACGTGTTCCCGGTCGTGAAAAATGTCGCCCAGTACGAATATGCCCTCGCACCCATGCTTCGCGGCCACGTCACAAACCCAATGCCAGCAATTCCAACGGTCGATAAGCCGAGACGGTATACCGCTCTCGTGCCCCCCGTCCATCGACGGCTGACTGTACAGGTGAAGGTCGGCTGTCAGCAGGACTTTCACTTGTATGCCCCATTCAACATCACCGCCGACGAGAGAACAGGCCACACCAGCCAATACGGCGAGTACCCCTGGTATAAACAAAACGCCCCGAAGGCGAACGGGACCGCCAACGTCAACGCGTACCCTATTGCCTGCATGTAAAGTCTCCTGATTTCTTTCTAAGTTTCGCCGCTTCCGTAAATGGGAATACGTACTGATACTCGTCGGTCAGGATCGAAAGGAACCTCAACCGTTTACACAGTTTCCTGAACCTAACCTTGTCGATCTTTCCCCCGCACTTGCTCAACTTGCGCTGCATCCCCTTCCAGTTGCCGCGGGGTACCATTAAGTCAATCGCCACGAGAACTCGCTTTAGCCAGTCCTCGGAATCCACCACGGCCTGCTCGAACTTCCGTAGCTTTCGCAGGCCCTCGATACTACCCACCAGCAAGTCAAGCTGTTCGGGTGGCGACATACTGTCCGCCGCATCGGGCAATCCATTGACCAATTCTGCCGCCCGCTTCTCCCCGCAACCCCGGGCACCAACGATGCCATCGGACGTATCACCGACGATGGCCCTGTACAGCGTCCATCGCGTGATCGGAACGCCCTTCTTCTCCAACACGTCCTCGGGACTCAACAACGCGTTGCTGTGAAGATCGTAGACTTGACACCCATCAATCTGCATGAGTTGCCACATATCCCGGTCCGACGATACTACGACGGGCTGCTGACCCTGCGAGGCAAGGTACCCCGCCGCGCGGGCAACGCAATCATCCGCCTCCCAACCGTCATACGCGAGCGTAACCACGCCCAGCGTTTCGAGGAGTTCGGCGGAATCGGTGATCTGCTCCAGTGCTTGCTCCATCTGGTCTTCGTTCAGCGGCCCCCGGTACTTCCGATTCGCCTTGTACTCCGGCACGGCCTCTCGCCTGAAGTCTGGTATTCCCGCGTCGAAAAAGGCGGCAATCAGACCGGCGTCAAACGACCCCGCACGAAGTACAGCCGCCAATGACCGAATCGTGCCGAACGTACCCCCTGTAAATCTCCCGCCCTCTTGCAAGTCCTCCAGCGCGCTTTGCAGCACATGACGAACCACGAGGTTGTTACCGTCGATCAGGACTGGTCGGGGGTTCCAGGTCGGCATGGGCTACCTCAGGCACCTCGGGATGCGACACCCGTATGTCAAGTCCTTAGCGGCCCGGGTAGCAGCGGTGTATCTCCATCGTCGGCTGTCCCACCTGGACCAGAGTTCCTCCGCCACGGCCACCTTGTCCCCCTGAGAACCCTGCGCCTTGTGGCAGGTAATGGCACCTGCGTAGTCCATGTACACCCGCTTGACCTCCGGCTGCTCACGTAGGTCGCGCCGGTTGGCTTCCTCCAGCGTCTTCTGCGTACCGAACTGATTGGTCGCCACGGGCAACACACGCGGGATGCCGTCGTCGAACTCGACCCGGACCCGGGTGACAATCTTGTCACTCTCGTACACGTCGGTCACGAACCCGATCAACCCGTTGTAGACGCCGAACTCCCTCTCGTTCTTCAGGACGATCACCTTGTCCCCAGAACACACGGTCCCCCGGTACCCCCGGCAGGCGCGCCAGCCCTGATTGATCTTCTGCCGCGTGTTATTGAACCCACACAGGATCAGGTCGTAATCATCTTCCGCCGTGATTCCGGTCTTAGACATGACCGTAAGGTCGTCACCTCCGTCCTTGAACGTCGCGGGGGTCTTCCCTTTACGAACGTGGTGCGCGAATCTAACGATGGCCGACTGCCACGCTTGACGGTGGATTTCGGTTAGCATCAGATCGGGAGACTTCATCAGCTTGGGATCGTTGCCGATGGGTTCGAGTTGGCCCATGTCCCCAACGTAAAGCACGGGAACCCGGTACGACTGCAAGTCCCGGTACAGGGAAAAATCCACCATCGACGCTTCATCGACGATCACCCCGTGGCAGTCAACAGAGTCCTTCTTTTCAAACTCGATACCGTGGGGGGTTTCGATGGGCTTGTACATCAGGGAGTGCAGGGTACGCGCGCTCTGCATACCCTTGCCCCGGAGAACGGAGACCGCTTTGCCGGTAAACGCCGCCACCTCAACCTTCCAAGGGCGGATCGCATCTAGCACCTCGAACAGACTGGTCGTTTTGCCCGTACCAGCCAGCCCGCCAAGAGTCAGTTCGAGTTTGGACGTACGGCCAGCAATGGCATCGGAAAACCAAGCCACTACCTGATCGACAATCCCTTGCTGGTGCGGCGTCAGCGTCACCCGTTTGTCGTGTGTCATGGTCGTCATTCCGCTCGGCTACCTCCGTTTGCCAACGCCCCCTGCACGTCCCGTACGGGGCCTTTTTTCGTGACCCGATTCCATGCCGACTCTGCCGTACGTTTGCCCTTCTCGATCCCGAGACCCTGTCTCTTGAGCGCGGCGGCAACCGTGAGCGTCGTGCCCGACCCGAGGAACGGATCGAGAACAAGGTCACCTGGATTGGACGCCGCCCGGATGATCCGGGCTAGGTACATCTCCGGCAACTGATTCGGGTGATTCACAAGCGCCCCGTTCTTGACGCTCATCCGCTCGGCATTGTTGCCTTGAACCCGGCCCAAGTACGGGCCATACCACACGTCGAGAAACGGACGCATCCCCTTACGGGGGGAGGCCATGACGCGGGTGTCCCCGTACACAGACGCCCGCCTGCTCGGCTCCAACACGTCATCTACGTTGAACGTATAGTGTTCGCCCCGACAAAACCATAACAGATGGTTATGCGACGGGATGAACTTCCGATCAGTATGTTGACCGAACTCCTGATGCAGCACGATCCAGTTGACCCTGTGAAGTCCCGCCTCTTTGAGCGTCAGGGACACTATGTCCACAAAATCGTCATGACAGTGGACAAAGATCGAACCACCCTCGCGGACGAGGCGGGTTGAGCCAAAAACCCACTGACGGGTCCAGTCCCCGTACACGCTGTCGGGCTGTACATCGTGATGTTCTACGTACTTCTGCCCGAGGTTGAACGGGGGGTCGGCAAACACGAGGTCCACCGACTGACCCTCCAACGTGTGCATGACGTTGAGGCAGTCCCCCACGTACACCTCAGACTGGCATTTCTTGGACCGCCACCGGGGGGTGACGTTTGACCGCTTAGACGCCATCACTGACTCCCTTCGTGGGCTTGGTTCGCGGCCAACACCATCGGAGAGAGGGCCGCGACAAGCTCACTCCTCCACGCCATCCAGTAGGCACGCCGCAAGGTTGAGGAATGCCCAGGCGGCGCAGAGCGGGTTGACTCCGTTGCCGCCGAGCCGAAGAAGATCGCTGGATGAGGCCATCCCATCAGCCACCACTGAAACGCCGGACTCAATCGAGGGCATGAGGGTCGGGTCCAGACCTGCATGAGCGAGTTCAGCCCATCGTCGGTAGTCGTCGCGGCCCGGGGGAAAGATTGGCCGGCACGATCCAACTGATCGTCCGTGTGCGGCTTCCCGTCGCTGCGGTGCGTCTGCGTCGGATTGCCATTGTGGTCGTGGGCCGATGCCGTCGACCAGTTCATCGCCTGCGTCTGTGTGTCGATCCCGCCGGCATTCCGCTTCGCCTTGCTCATCTTCTGCTCGATCCCGCCAGTCGGCGTGCGTGGTGTCGCCCATTGCTTGGCTTGGCCGCTCAAAGGCAGCCCCTTTCCAGCGTTCGGTCGAGTGTTCCCCACTATTGGCGTCTGCCACCCCGAGGATGAACACCCGCTTGCGAAGATGCGGCGCGCCCACTTCCTCCGAGCTATACACGCCCGCCGTAGTGCGGTAGCCGAGTCTTTCGCAATCCCGAACGACCTTCCACAGCCCCATTGAGACGTGGCCGTCGACGTTCTCGAAACACACGATGGACGGTTTGAGTCTCGCAACGATTCGACGGCACGCGGGCCATAAATGGCGAGCATCCTTTCCGCCACCTCGCTTGCCAGCGGACGAGAAGGGCTGGCAGGGGTATCCGGCCGCGATGATGTCAACGCCGCTACCAGTTCCGGTGCACCTGTACCGTCGTCCGACGAAGGTTCTCGCATCGTCCCAAACAGCCGGGCGGCGGCCTGTCTCGATTTCCACCCCCGCCATGAACGCGGACGCAGCACAACTTTCCCACTCACAACCGCCGACAACATCGGTTCGGATGCCGAGTGTTTCGAGGGCGATGCTGACGCCGTGGCCGAGCATTCCGGTTCCGGCGGCGATTTCAAACATGGTCCAGGGGGATTCAGCCACACGCTCGTTCTCCATTTAACTAGGGTTCGGGTCTGTTGTGGGTTCCTCGGATTCGGGAGGGTCACCGACAGCGTTGACGGCCTTCCAGAAGCTCTTGGTCCGCTTCTCAAACGCCTTCTCCGTCTCCCCGTCGTAAATATCCACCGGGGGGATCGGGGTGTCGATGTCGCCCCGGGCGTACAGCAGCGCCGCGACGATGCCGAGGTTCGCGTAATACCCCGCGGTCTCCTCCTCCTCGGTGCCGCCGGACACGAGTTGGGTGGCGTGGCGGACGAGCGTCCCGACGACCTCCCGCTTGTTTCGCCACTGCACCGGGAGCGACTGCGGGGGCGTAGGCCCTGCTGACGAACCGCTCCCGCCCTGCTGAGTCTCCCCCTCGCCCCCCTCTTGTCCCCCGGCATTTGCCGCCTGTGTCGCCGCTTTGATCGCCCGCCGGGCATCAGCACGGGACACCGTGTCCATGCCCTCCAGTTGCTTCTCAACCTCGGCACGGACGTTCGGGTCGTCGACCCCGGCGAGTTCGATGCCGGTCAAATACCCGATCTGACCGCTCTCGACCTTCTTCTGAATGTCCTCGGGTGCTTTGGCGATCTCGATATACCGCCGCACGCTCTTCTCGTTCAGCCCCCCCATGCTCGCGATCTTTCGGACGGTCAGGCCGTGCTTGTCCTGCAAATGCAGGCATTGCCGCCCCATCTCGATCTCGGACAACCCGTAACGGGTATCGGGCGAGTTCTCGCCCAGCGCTACGGCCTCGGACGCCGCGTCGTCACCCTTCAGGTCTTCTCGGACGATGACCGGGACTTGGTTCCAGCCGAGCTTGCGGATCGCATTGAACCGACGTTCACCCGCCACGACCTCGAACCGTTGCTCGTTCTTCGCCGCCGGTCGGACCACTGGGTACTGATACAGCCCGTTGCGGCGGATGTCCGCCGCCAATTCATCAATCCCCCGCGTCGCATCGGTCCGGGGATTCAGCCCGCTACTGGTGAGCGAGCCGATCGTGACAGTCTCGTGCCGTCCCGCTTGGGACTTCGTGCTGTTGCTGGGGGGCGTGGGTTTGGCCCGCGTTCCCGTCTTCTTGACCGTGCTGAACTTCTTGCTGCCCGTCTTCTTGGCCGTGCTGGACTTCTTGCTGCCCGTCTTCTTGGTTGCTGCCGCTGTCATTGCGGACCTCCTGTAGGTTGGTGAGCGGTGCCACGCGACACCGACTTCGAATGATAACGCCACTAGGCGCAGGTGTCAACCTGCGCTATTCCATCGCCCCTCGGATTGCCTGCTTGACAGCGCTCTGTACGTCTGACTGACAATAAATCCCCGGCCATTCGTCGGGCTTGAACGAGTCGACAGTACCGGACAGGGCGTCCGACAGTGCGTCCGACGGTTTGAACACCGGACCCGCCCGGCGAACCAATTTTCGCTCCTTGAGCGAGTCCAACGCTGACCACGCGGCATCCGGTCCGCAGTCGAACCGAATCAAGAAGTTACCCTGACGGAACGGGGGGCTGTGCCTCATCTTGACCCCCGTAACCTGAACTCGCATCCCGACCTTTCGATCGCCCTCCTTGACCGTCCGAATGCGCTTGACCTTGAGCCGCTGCGTCGCCACGTGCTTGAGCGTACGCCCGCCGGGCGTGTGTTCCTTCTCCGCGAACGCCATGGCGTTCATCGTGTCCCGCACTTGGTTGATGAACAGTAGATGAGCGCGCGCCTCGTGCAGGCGGTTCAACATCTTCGCGTTGAGTTGGCGGCTCATCACGCGCGCCTGACCCGCCATCGTCGCGTCCTCCTCGTCGGCCTCCACCTCGCACTTCGCCTTCGCCATCGCCACCGTGTCCCACACGATCAGAGACGGGCCTTCGGGCGGGTCATCCGCGAGCGTGTCGAGCATCTGCCGCACCACCTTGAACCCCTCCTCCATGTATCCCGGCGCGGCCCATAGCAACTGATCCATGTCCACGCCCGGCCACTGCGTAGGGTCCAGTGACCGCTCGAAGTCCAACAGGGCCGTCACCCCGCCCTGCCGCTGAACCGCCTCGATGTACTTCATCGCGCACGCGGTCTTGCCGTGTCCCTCCGGGCCAAACCACTCCGACGCCTCGCCCACCGTCAGCCCCCCTCCAAGCGTGTGGTCCACCTCGGTCAGCCCACTCGCGATTTTGACTACGGAACTGTTGTGGGCCTCGGATGCCGTGGTGACCGGTAACTTTCCGAACCTCCGCTTGTTGGCTGCCGCGTTCGCCGCGGCGTTGGGGTTCCGCATCGGCTTCGTGGATTTCTTGACCGTCTTCTTCGCCGGGGCCTTTTTGGTCGTCTTCTTCGCTGCCATCACTCATCCTTTGGCTTGGTTCGATTCACACGGGCCTTCGCCACCTCGAACGTGTCGGACTCGGTGTCGCTCTCGCGCCCGACGGCGCTACGGCCCTCCAGCAGCGCCGCCTTGACCGTCGTTCCGGTCCCCATGAACGGGTCCAGCACGATACCGCCATGTGGCGTTTTGGTCAACCGGCACAAGTACCGCATGAGGGCCAGCGGTTTTACGGTGGGGTGGCTGTTGGTCACCTCGCCGCCCTCGGTACGCTCGGCCTTACTCGCCTTAGCGCAGTAGAAAAAGCGGGCGGCGCTGCCTCCGGGATCAGCGGGCCACGTACCATCAATGGATGCGGTCTTAGCATCGTCAAAGTACCCAAACCCGCTGCCACCAACTTTTCCTGTTCGACCGGGTTTGGGCTTCGCCCCGTCCGGAAACACCGCCAACACCTCATCGCTGCCATCGTGAATGAGGTTGGCGGGCCAGCGCCCCTCGTCTGTTGTCCCCTCGTTCTTAGGCCCTCCTTGCAACGTACCGTCCATGCGTCCCTGATACGCGTTGTTGTCCGTGGACTTGTAGTCCCCCGAAATCTTCGGTCTCCCCGTCGTAGGAATCCTAGAACCGTCGACGTTGAACCCGGCCACACCATGTTCCAACGCGTTGTTGACGTAAGTACCGTCGGTCGGCTTCATAACTACCGCGATCGGTTCGTGCGCAGGTTTGAGCGCCGTACCCCATCCCCGCCATTGGCGGGCGGCGTCAGTAACCGCCTCATCACTGTCCATAACGGCATCATCGGTTCCAATTTTCGACCACCCGTCGTCGTTCAAGTTCGCATTTTTGTGCAAACCTCCGGTTGCAGCCACCTTGGATCGCTCCGCCCCCGCCGCCTTGTCGATGGCCTTGCTGATATCGTGACTTTTGGGGAATCCAGAACTGTGAACCCAAGCTAGTTGGTCGACGATGCGGAATCCCGCCAATCTCAGCGAGATGCACAGCAGGTCATATGTACGGGTACCGCCAAACACCAGCGCGTAACCGCCGGGTTTCAGGACGCGATATACCTCCCGCCACACCGCGGGGCCGGGGACAAAACTATCCCACGTCTTACCCATGAACCCACCGCCCCGGTGTTCGTAATCGTCCCCGTTGATCCAGCGTGTCAGCACCTCCTCGATGTTGGGCGGCTTACTCAGCCCGTATGGCGGGTCGGTAATGCACGTGTCAATACTGTTGTCACCGAGCGTCTGCATGTATTTCAGGCAGTCGCAGTGGTAAAGGATCGCCCTGCCCCCATGCAGCTTAGACGCCTTTGACCCGTCGACTTTCTTCTTGATACGTTTGGTCATTTCCGTTTCACCTTTTTGCGTGCGGGCTTGGCCCCGCTGTGTTCAAGGCAGTATTCCGCCAGCGCGTCCTCGTCGCCGTCTTCGAGCACTTGGTAGTATTCACCGAGCATACCCAACTGGTCGAGGACCGCCCGGTGTACCTGCCTCTTCACGTCCTCAACCAGTTCCGTCACGTCCGCCTCGGGATCGTCGCCGAGCGTTCGAGTGATACTCACCGTCGGCTTAACAGACTGGTACTTGGAGAGAAAAATCGTGGGGGAGTGACCGATCGTTATTTCGTCACCACTTCTTGGCATGTCAGCACCTATATGGCATAAACGGTGGGCGGGCGTGCTGGCCCGCCCACCGTAACGTTGCCCGGGCGGTTACTTGCGTCCGGCTTTCTTGGTCGTCTTCTTCTTGGTAGTCGCCTTCTTGGTCGAGGGCTTCTTAGACGTGGACGCCTTCTTGGTGGTCGAGGGTGACGACTTTTTCTGCCCGGTCTTCGCGGCGAGCTTGCTGGAAGCGCTGCCACTCGCCCGCTTACGTCCTGGCTTGACCTCCTGCTCCTCCTGCTCCTCCTGTTCCTCCTGCTCCTCCTGCTCCTCCTGCTCCTCTTCCTCGGCGGGTTCGGCGATCGTCAACAGGGACTCGGGAATAGACCACACTTCGTCGCCGACCTGAACGTCCCACACATTGTCCTCGTCGTCGGAATCATCCTCGTTCCAACCAACAACGGCACCCTTGTGAATCTCGTCCTCGTACTCGAAGCTGACCTCCATGCCTTCCTCGAACTCGGTCTCGGATTCACCTTCGTCGCCTTCCCCACCGTCCTCGTCGCCGCCCGAC